GGAGGGTTTTCTTTTTCCATTTCCATTTTATGTATTGCATAACCAACTGAAACCTGGGTCCTGATACCATCTTGAACATCCTGAAAAATTTCTTGCGCTCGATCAGATTTGCCAAACCTTATCGATGCCCTTCCAACTTTGTCAGAATCAATTCTTGCGGATTCAATGACCCCCACTTGGTCATCTAAATTATGATTGACCAGAACAGGCGCGGAGTTGTTCAACCTGCCAAGACGAACTGACTCTGGCTTGTGGTCTAAAATTTCTGATCCAAAATTCCTTTCAACAGGCATTTCAGATGAGAAAGCTATTTCAACAGTCCTGGTATCTTCAGAGATTTGATCTCTCTGAAGATCAAAGGACCTGGAAAATAATTGTGTTTCTAAAATTTCAGATTTCTGTTTCATCTTGTATTTCCTCCACAAAATCTGGGGTTTCATCTGTTAAAGGGGGCATCAGGTTTAAGTTAAAATCTGATACCAGTTCTTTTTCTGCTTTTAATTGTGCCAATACATCAGTCCATTCTTTTCCCATTTCCCCGGTGATCTCTGCCAAAGAGGTTGCCCCCATTTCCAGGGCAAGCTTCTTAGCTTTCAGTTCCTTTTCAGGGTCCACATAAGACCAGCCCCTTGGATGCCATTTGACAGACTTGAATTTCTCTAATTTTGACATGGGAAGATTCAAGGCCCCGGTAGTAATTCCCATTTTTAAAAATTCCTGATAAATGGGATCACAAAACCTGGAAACCATAAATTGCTGAAGGGATTGCCACTGACTTTGTTCTTCTTTTGCTCCTGCCCTGATCGATGAATAATTGACAGATTCCAGATCGTTGGCTAATCCGTTGTAAGAAACCAAAGCCCCTGAAGAAACAGACCTTAAAATCTGTTTGACAAAATCAGCATAAGCAGTGTTCGGATGCTTTGGGTCAAAGGCTTCAAAGCTCATCCCGGTTGGCAATTGCTGAAACATTCCAGGCTGGAATTCCTGGATTAAGTTTCCATCTGCTTCTTCATCAGTTCCTGAATACCCCTGTCCATCGGGGCTTGTGAAAAAGCCCATTGCACTGCTTCCGATACGACTAGCCAGTAACTCGCTCTCCTGAAAATTATTCAGCATCTGCAAAGGTCTGATTGCAGTATTCAGCCAGGGGATTCCTCTTGATTGCCCTGGTCTTTCCTGAATAAACAGATGGATCATTTCTGATGCAGGAACCTTTTCAACTTCTCCAGTCGTTACATATTCTCCAAAGTTTGCAGAATTCGGAGGTTTCAGGGTTTGATAATACGCTAAAGGCTTTCCGTATTTGTTTTGCTCAATGCCCATCACCACAAAGGTTTCAGGATCTGCTTTCAGGTTATAATCAATAGAAATGCAGTCTCCTTCTAAAACCCAGAGAGATAATCCAAAAGGGTTTCCAGGCTGACCCCTGACCAATCTGATGAAGCATTCCCCATCCCTGGAAAGGGTTTCCATGACCAGATTCTGAATTCCGATCCAATCCTGTCTTCCATCGATGGATACATAATCAGGATTGATCCCCCATTCAAAAAACTGCTTTTCCAGATAGTTGTTATCCTGGGAATCCAAAGATCCATCTTCCCTTCTGGTCTTTGCCTGAAAATGAATTCCTTTGGGGCCGATCACATTGATTTTGGACATGGCCAGAAATTTCCTGGCATATTCTGAATTCTGGCAAAGGTTTCTGACCCTGCTTCTGATCAGCTTCAACTGGTTTTTCAGCTCTTCATCTGCAGTGTTTGAAGTTCCTGACCAACCACTGAAAATGTTGTCTGACTTTGCTGAATCAAAGGCCCGTTGCATAACCATTAAATGATCATTTGTTAAAGATGGTTTCTTTCTCTTTTTTTTCGTGAACCATCCCATGATTATCCTTGTTTAAAATATGAAATAATGATCCCGTCATTACCCTTTCCAGCCTTGCCCCTTTGAAGTCTTTTTTCCTTATTCCATTCAGCCTTGTATCGGTCCCGAAAAGTCAATAAATCATCAATCGGCATTCTGGATAAAGACCTTCCTGCAATGGAATAAGACATCTGATCCTGGCTTGCCCTTCCTTCAATCACTGCTTCAATGGCAGATAGAACTTTTCTGGCATGGCTTTGAACATCGATGCTGGTATTGGTGGAAATGTTGGGGACCACTTCCCAGACTCCAGATTCAAGAATTTTCCTTTCACTGGATGAAGATTTGGTCACATACAAATTCCACTGATAAATCCCTGGAGTAATAGATCCAGATGTTCCATGCGCGATGGTAAAAATCCATTCTTCAGATGTAACTGAACCAGTAACTATAAAATTAGTTCCAGGGGTTCCATTCAGCGTTGCCTGGTATGCAATCGCATAGGCTGAATTCGGATAGTCTGTGTAAAGAGTTGTTTTTTTCCAATTGATGGTATTACCAGCAACAATTGGATTGTCATATTCAGCAAGCCCTGGTTCAACAGTGGGATAATTTGCTGATTCAAATAAGTTTGACATTAGAACTGCCTATGTGATTTAACCGCAGAAATCCAACCCTTCCGGGGGTTGGGCTTTCTGCTTTCAGATTTCCTGACCTGGGAAAGATTCTTTTGCACCAGGTCCATGTTTGCATTCAATGAAGTAAAGGCCCCAATGTTGTAGACAAACAAATCAAGGGCTTCATTTCTGGGCCTGATCCTTTTAAATTCAAATGAAGGAATTCCCTTGGAATATTTCTTGACCATTTTTTCTGCAGTCAACTGGTGGAAAAATTCATTGTCTAAAAAATCCCCAAAATGGATATAGCCTGGGGTTCCAGGTTCCTTGTTTTTCAGCCTTGCCATGATTTGGGTTTTAATGGTGTTTGTTCCAATCGGAAAAACATTGACCCTGGCAGAATTTGACTTTGAAGGTCTACCCACTTCAGGTCTGTTTGATCCTCCAACCCCTTTGACCGCATAAACCCCCATTCCTGAATTCTTCTTGGTAAATTTATAAACCTGATTTGTTTCATAACCTGAATCGATAAAGCTGGCTTGAATTCTCAAATCCTTTCCTGATGGATGTCTCCAGGGGGTTTTAAGGTACCCTTCCACCTGATCCCACAAGTTATCTGATGCAGGATTTCCATAGAAAATCTGGAATCCCAAAACCCAAATCTCATCCCTTGAATACCCATTAACCAATACTTCGATACGATCTGCCTGGACATCAGCAGAAGCACATAAAACCCCAATATTTTCAGAAGGAACTGGATCAAGATATTTCTCTTTTCTTGTAAGTAGGTCCTGGCCTTCAACTGATTCCCCCTGATCGTCTTCCCAGCTTTCTGCCAAGACAGTGTTTACAAAAACTCTTAATGCTTCTGGCCCCTGGTGCTTTGACTCCAAAAACATCTGGACCAATTCGGATAAATCCGTCCAGGGGCTATACAAGCCATTAAGGTGGAATCCGGCAGTTCCAGATCCTGGATTTGTGGACCTCCATTCCCCCTGTCCAATGGCTTTCTTCCTTTCAACATCAGTCCAAGGATGTTCGCATTTTTCACAATGGTAGTGAGCATTCTGGGGTTCAGATTGGGGCCACTTGATCCTGGACCAGATCAGGGTCTGGGGATGATTGCACTTCGGGCATTTTAGAAAATAATACCTTTGGTCTGACTCCTGAAATTGAGTCTCGATAACGGATTCCCCTTTTACTGTAGGAGTCGAACAGAGAAAAATTTTTCGGTTGAAGAAGTTCGCGGTCCTCCTGATTGCCAACTGGATTGGGCTTCCTTCTGTCCCGGCTGACGGGGGCATCCTGTCCACTTCGTCCATCAGAACCACTCTGATCGGTCTGCTGGCCAGATTCGCTGGAGAGTTTGACCCTGCTATCGATAGCCTTGCCCCGTTTTTGAACAGTTTCTGAGTAATCGTATTGTCTCCATCCTTCGCCTTCGGATCTGAAATCTGTTCTGCCAGGGCTGGTGTCGTTTGAATCATCGGGGCCAATCGGTCCTGACTCCAGGCCCTTGCCATTTCCAGGGTTGGCTGAAGAACTAGAACCGGGCATGGATCGTGGGTTATGAAAAAACCCAGGATGGAATTCATGCATTCTGTTTTCCCCAACTGGCTTCCCATCATGCAGACAATTTTCTGGATCTTTGGATCTGAGAAGGCATCCATGATCCCCCTTTGATATTCGGCCCTGGATGTCTTCCATTTTCCCGGGAAGGGGCTGGAAGCCCTGGTCAATATCCGTTCCTGATCGGCCCATTCGCTAACCGATAGCTTGGGAGGGGGTTTCAGAAATTCCATTATCTCCAAACCCAAGGGCAACTTGGCTGGAGAGTTCTGCAAGGATTTCTCTGATTGATCCCTCAATGATTTCTTTAACTGTTCCTGCATCTGATTCGATTGCCACCACTTGGCAAATGGAAGTGGGGATGGTTAATAATTTGGTTTTTGTATTATGAAAAGCATTCCCTACGACTTTGAGAACTTCATCACGTTCCAAAAGGTCTTTTTCAATCACTTGCCTTTCCCTTTGAGACTTCAATGCATCTTCTTTCATCTTCAATGCTCGCCATTTCTGGAAATCAATGACTTCAGCTTCATCAATGTCTGTCTTGAAATTCTCCAGGTTGACGGGCCTTCCAATTTTTTCAGAATCCAGTTCTAAGTCATAAAGCCCATTCTGATCTGGAGTAATAACCCCTTCCTGCTTCAATTGCGTGATCCTGGAGGGGGCCAAACCAACTGCATGGGCCAGTTCTTTGTTTCTGACTTTAAGCATTTAAATTTCTGAATTCAGTCCGTTCAGCCTTGTGCCTGGGAGTTAATCGGCTCC